ATTCGGCATTGGAACTGAAAGATTGGTTGAATTCTATCAACTCAAATAAGAAGAACTTGATGGAGGAAGACCCAACCTCTATCAAGTCTTACCCTCCATTTATTGTGAATAAGTGCATGGCGTATCACATGGATACCATCATGTACGCTAATGCTCTCAATGAGCATCCTCATCTTGATAAGCGTTTGCAATATGAGTTCTTTATAAATACTGTACGTCCTCGGAAGAGATTCTCTCCATGGGATAAAAAACACAAGATGAAAGAGTTGGACCTTGTTAAGCAATATTATGGGTACTCCGATGAGAAGGCTCGGCAAGCACTTAGGATTCTTACCTCAGAACAAATTGATTATATTCGCAACAAATTGAATACTGGAGGAAAAGCATGACCGAACCATTTGAAGTCTCCTGGACAAAGGAAGACATGATTGAAGTAACATTGAGTGAACCTGATGATTTTCTTAAGGTTCGTGAGACTCTGACTCGTATTGGTGTTGCTTCTAGAAAGGAAAAGAAGTTATATCAGTCTTGTCACATCTTGCACAAGAAAGGTCAATATTTTATTGTTCATTTTAAGGAACTGTTTGCACTGGATGGCAAGCGAGCAAACCTTACTAATAATGATGTACAACGTAGAAATAGAATTGTACAACTGCTCAGTGACTGGGGTCTAGTGGGTGTTGTAGTAAAAGAAAATATCGAAGATGCTGCTCCCTTGAGTCAAATTAAAGTTATTTCCTATAAAGATAAGGGGGATTGGATTCTCGAAAGCAAGTATAACATCGGCAAAAAGAAGACACCTTCAGAATCATAAATAGAGCTGCCTTATCTCTATACTAATGCTTGGCAATAAATCCAAAGCAAAGGTAGAAGAGAAAGACGACCAGCATGAAGATAAAAGTGAAGTCCTTGGTAATTTGGTGAAAGTCGTTGTACTTATTTGGTCCGCTTCTCTCCTAACTTTTAGTTACGTTCGCTTACCTAACGGGCAAAAGATTTTAGATTTTGACCCTACCTTTATTGCTTCGGTCTTTTCTGGTTCCTTAGCTGCCTTCGGTTTGTCTCCTGCTAAAGCAGGCGGTGGAAATGGCAGTGCTGCTAAACCAGTGGCAAAGAAAGAACCTGAAGTTGTTTCCGCTATCGAACCAAAGAAAGATGCAAAAACTGATTAACGTCGTAGCACTGCTGTCTGGTCTGACCTCTCTTGGTCTGATTGGTGGCAGTGCTTATGTGCTTCTGAATAAAGATGCACTTATCGAACAAGCAAAGACTGCTGCCAGCAAGGCAGCAACAGAGGCAGTCACAAGCGCCCTCCCAGGGATGCTAGATGCTGCTATGCCTAAGATGCCCGAGGTAACTGGTGGTGCCCTTCCTGCCGCTCCCGAAGTTGGTGGAGGTGCTCCTGCTGTTACTGGTTCCGCTATCCCCTTCTAACCATGGCATTCTGGACGCCTAAGGAAACACCCGTTGAGGAAACACCAATGGAAATGCCAACGAAGAAAAAATCGCCAATAAAGATTGTTGGATTGGCATTAGGTACTCTCGTTGGTGTTGCTCACATTGGAGTCCTTGGGCATCTATTGAATGTTACAAGACCACAGTTTCCTGTTATTAATTTCCCAACAGGGAACTATGCGTCCTATAAAATGAAAGCAGATAGGGAGGGATATATTATAGAATACAAAGCAAATGACCCTGCTATCTTGAACTCCGAGAGACAACTACATCTCAATAAAAAGAACGGTGGATTGTTTGGAGGTGGCGGTGTTGAAATGCGTAGAGAGTATCGTCACGACCAATACACCATGGACGGCACTCGCAACATTGGAGGTGCAATTGATGCTGAGGGAAAGTCCCTTGCAAAAAGCGAAGAGTGCATACGGGCGGACGCTGGAGCACGGTCTCAAGGTGCCCTAGCAGGGACTAGCATCGCTGCTGGTGCTCTCGTGCCTGCCGTGGTCAATATCCCCTATATAGGGTGGTTGGCTGCTGGTTGGGTAACTCTTCTTGGTGGTAGAGTCGGTTCTGATTTAGGTAGTCAAGTTGGTTCTGTATTCAATGATTGTTAATTATGACTACTACAAGAAGGAAAAGGGACAGGGATGCTGAAGGAAAGTTTTTTCTTTATGTTGCATTCCACTCAGTATTAACTGCGATTGCGAATTTATTTAAGGATGATTGATGCCTGAGATTCCCAACATTACTTCCACGGACATCAACATCCGTGGAATTGAAATCCCGAGAGTTATAACTGCTAACGAATATTACACATCAACTCCACTAGCACCACCTGTAGTGGTAAATATTGGTTCGCCCATCGTTGATGTTCCTGGTTGTGTTGAAGCTCACGAAAGTAACAACAAATCTAAAACCGTAGGTCAAGATGATTCGCGAGGATTGGTAACGTATTGCGATAATGGTGTCCCCAGTTATAATCCTATTCAGTATGAACCTAACCAGATGCTGCCCACTCAGCGTCCAGAGGTAGATACAAGGCAACCTAAAGCTCCCGAAGCACCAGACCTACCGATACCTAAAACTCCCCCTGCTACTGCCAAGGTAGATTGTCCTACACCAGCACAGCAGGCAAAGGAACCTGTTGGCACATACATTGAAGGTTTCCGAAAGAAAGTTACTGAGTATCAGTTAGTTGGTAACCAGTGTATTCAGATTACAGAACCTGTGCCTATTCCAGAGCAGATTGTTGCTGGTCTTCCTGCTGCTGGAACAGTAGTAACTACTTCAAGTATTGCTGTAGTGGCTACAGCATCAGCACTTATGGCAAAACCACTTGCAGACATCTTGCTGAAGGTTGTCAAACCAACAGTCAAGAAGGTGATGAAAAAGATTGCTGCTATCAGAGGGAAGACAGTTCCTGTACTGTCCACTGCCGAGCGTAGAAACGAGCAACGGGACCGAAACCGTGCTATAATGGCATTGAGACAAACGCTCAAGCCCAAATGACATACGAAGCAGAAGTTCAATTTAAGTTTGATGCTACGTTCACTCCCACTTATGGGACATCATCTTGGACTGATGATGATTACATTCCTGAAGAGCATTATCTTATCACTGCACCAGCAGCAGACCTTAACGCCAAACAGTATTTCAAACTTTTTGAAAAGTTTCTCCTCTGTGTAGGAATGGATCCTGTTTCCATTCGTAGCGGTGCTATGTCATTGGTATTCAATGACTATGTGCGTGAGGAAGATCAGCGTAAGGTCTGTAAGGAATATGAGTTGACTATGGACGAAGATCTTCATACGAAGTATCAAGAATGGAAGAACCTTGATGCAGCATTTGAGCATCACAAAGAAAACGTTATTGATAGTGCAAACGGAGTAGCATAATGAGTATCCCACATTTCAAATCCCAACACGATTGGGAAGCATTTACTCAAATCTTTGATAGTCAGTGGCATTGTAAGAAAGCACTGCTAGATCGTGTCAAAGATGATATGTTCCCTGGTTATGATTGGTACTCACTCACACCAAAGAGCATTGAAATCATCAACGACATCGTAACAAGTCTCCTGTATGATGTAGATCGTAAGTTCAAAGAGACACATCAGGACTACAAGACTGATGATGATGAGATGTTCATTCCCTATCGTTCTTTCAAGGAGAATGTATTGGAAGCATTGAACGAAGCACTCACACCCTATGAGTTACAATATAAGAATGAGTGCCCTCCTTGTGACACTCTTTCTTGTGCGGATCATCTCACTGACGACTAATTTCTCCACCTAAATCCTCTGCTCTCTGAGATACGGGAGCAGGGATTTTATGAACGTGTGGATGGGTATGCCCTGGAGGATTATTCACAACCACATCAGCACACACTTTATAGTATGGTGAGCGTGGATGGAATTGAATTCCTTGCTTCATCAACTCACCACAGTTCTTAAGTCTAGCGATCTCAAAATCCAATCTCTTATTGGCAGTTGTCTGTTGCATCAAAGCGATGTTAGCAGCAGCTGCCTCTTTGCATTGGTCCTGCAACTTCTTATCGAGAGGACGAGACCAAGTAGCAGAGAAACCAACACCGAGATTGTAGTTATCTTTCTGTCCTGTCCTTACAGGAACACGATACAATACAGAGCCAGGATTATCGGGAGCACCATCATCATCTAGATCCCTCATATCATATACAGGGTCATAGTAGTATGGTTCATATGGTTTGGTAGCAGAAGCACTTCCCGTTACATATGGAGTGATATTTAGGGTTGGACCTTGACATTGGATTCCTCCACCGTAGGTGTTGGTAATGTAGGGACCTTGTAAAACTTGAATGGCTTGGTTAGTAACACTGCCAGAACTATTGGCGACAGGAGCCGCAGTAGCACTAACACCACCAACTTCCGCGAGTGCTTCTTGAGGAATGAGCGCACTGATAATTACTGGGAGAAGATACTTGTAGTATCTGTTACGCTTGTAACCTCTGTGGTTCTTTGGATGATTGTTTGATTGCTCAGACCTGGACCTTTGTAGGTTTCTGTGAACTGAAACGCTCCTCCTGGAGTCGTTTGCGTAAAGTTTGGTCTGCTGTTGATTCCTGTCCATTGCGAAGTCACGCCGTCTATAGTTACATTGTTAGCACCAGTGCCAGGCTGCAATGCCCCCGATGCTGTAATTCCACTTCCAGTTACAGAGTATTGATACCCTGTGTTATAGTCCATCGAGTTGATGGTTTCCGTAATTTTTTGTGTTGTCTCAGTGTGGCTCGTCATCGACCCCTGTGTAAAGTTGGGGACTACTGGGACTGCCATTGCTGGGGATCCCAGTAGTAATGCCACGAAGAATAATCTCTTCATAACTATCTATCCAACTTATCTGATGGTAATTTCCGAAACGAATTGCCCAGTAGCACTTGTACCAGCACCACCAGCAGTCAATGACATCGTGCCAGCAGAATTGATAGTACCAGCGAGAGAACCAGCCACGCCACCAGCAGTGGTTGTGACACTTCCAAATGCGGGTAAGGTTCCAACCACACCGCTACTAACGGTCGTTCCTGTTGGGATTGCGTCTCCGCCGTTGAATGTCTCGCTAAACGAAAATGCACTCCCATCAGTCGTTTGGGAGTATGTACCAGCGTTCATTGTCGCCGCATCAGTTGCCGAAGCAGGAGCAGACAAACCGCCAAGAGTAGCAGATACATTAGAACCACTCACAGAATAGGATGAACCTAGACGAGTTGCCTGAGAAGCAGCAGCATCAACAGTCAGTTGAACGCTAGTCGAATGTTTAGTAATAAGATCGGCATTAGCAGGTGCCGCCATCAAAATCATAACGAGAGGAATGAATCTTTTCATTTACCATCTCAGAACCGACATATGTATTTAGGATGCAATTCTTTTTGGTGGAAACCGAAATTGTAATACGGGTTTCCGCCATCAAAAAATCTGGTTATACTTATTAAATAGTACGGTCGCCTTCGGGGACCACACAACGACTCTCGCTTTTTAAGGAGAACTACAATGACTGGACTTTCACGTTTTACGTCCAAAGATTTGGACAGGATTTTTGATGCAGCCAATCGCTATAGTGTTGGACTGGATGACATCTTCCATCGGTTGAATTCGTATGGTTACAATCAACCTGGTGGACAGTACCCTCCATATAATCTGATCAAGGAATCGGAAGTTAAATGGCGCATCGAACTAGCACTTGCTGGATGGGCACCTGAAGACATTGAAGTGAGTACCGAATCCAATGTCTTGCTCATCAAGTCCAAGGCAGCGAAGGATACGAATGCTGAAGACGAGTATATGCATCGGGGCGTATCGACTCGTACCTTCGCTAGAGGTTTCAACTTGAGTGATGATGTTGAGGTTGGATCGGTAAACTTTACAAATGGAATGCTTGTGGTAGAATTGCGGAAGGTTATTCCTGATCACCAGAAACTCAAGATCTATGAAATTGATACTACGGGTTCTACTAAACCCAGTGACACAGTTTAACCTGCTTGTAGTTGGGTTCTTGATTGTTGTTCAAGGTCTGCATACGCACGCTCATTACACAATGAGTCTCGATGCGGATTCTTACGTGCAC